TTAAGATCACGAACATAACTAGTTTGAGCACTAGCATGACAATTGAGCAGAATACCATTTTCGGTATTAACAGCTTCAGTCATTTGATGACCATCAGCCGTAAAAGTACGAAGACCACCAACAGAGCCACGAGCCAAATCAATACAACGATTAGAGCCAGGTAAATTAGCTTGCAAGTCGATCTTAGGTGGATGATCAAGATCAACAAGATGACCAACTTGAGAAACATCATTCAATCCATAAGTAAGATTAGGTTGATTCTTTGATTGAAGAAGTTTAGAATAGAGCTTATTTATTCTATTATGCAAAAGAACAACAGCTTCAGTTAAAGCAACATTTTCAATCTGCAAAACAGCAACTTTTTGTCGACAATCATTCAAATTTCTCCAAGTATTGATATTCCAGAGATACCAAAAAGCACCAACAGCAAATGAGGCGACAAATTGAGCAGTTTCAATGCCTTCAGGTTGAATAGCACCCTGCTTCAAATAACAATCAATAGTATCTTGACACAAACCTAATTTCATTGAGGTTTCTTCAAGACCAGCCAACCATTTATCAGAAGATTGTTTCTGAGCAAGTAACATTTTCAAATAACTCTCCATAGCAAGAGTTCTCTTTTCAACTTCAATCTTATCCAAACCAGGCTCTTCAATAGTTTTCAAAGCCGTATCAATACGTTTCATTTCACTTTGAATACAAGCAAGCCATTTCTTTTGGGCTTCAACACCTTTCAAGATAGCTGCAAGATTTTTTGCTTCTTTCTCACCAAGCTCTTTATCACCAAAATTCATTTCTTTACCTTCGACAAGAACAGTTTTAAAAACTGGCTTTTGAACATTAGGAAAATTGGAAGGTAAAGATAAAGCATCTTCAAAATTTTGACTCTCTAATTGAGATACAGTTTCTGACGCTTGTGGAATAACCAATTTATTTTGAGTAAGTATTGCAGTAACATTTCGATTCAATTCTTCACCACTAGCAATACGCAATTCATTGGGAACAACAGGAGCGGGTTTCTTTGAAAAAGTTTGTTGATCATTAGATTCAAGCTTCAAATCTCTAGGTTCATCAGGAGCAATAACATTCAAATGTTCATTATGATAATCAATAGATTTCTTACACAAATTATAACATTTTACTCTTTGACCATGAATCCTAGTTGAAATTTTTGGATCTTGTGAAGTTAATTTATCGAGAGCTTTCTTTATTTTATTAAAAGAACGACAACTCCACGGAACTTTTGCGTTTTCAGCACGACCAAGAACAGTTTCACAATTTTTTAAAACCAACATATCACAAGGAGCATTAGGAACATCACCTTCAAAAGCAAGACTAGGCAAAACACCAATCTTAATATCCAAATCAGTAGTTTCTCCACTCTTATTTGAAACAAGACGCCATTTACCTTTCGGCAAACTCGTCATGGGATTTCGAAGAGTGTAACGGTTTTCGTCAAATGAATAAATATCATACAGACTTGGATCAGATATGGTAAAATTTGCATGAGCCGAAGGACGCCATGACATTTTTGGTAGATCTTTTGCTTCATAATGAGTTTCTTTCTTATCTTTCCATCTCCAAAAAACCTTGTATGCCAAATACAAAGAATAGCAAACAAGTGGAACAAAGACCAAAACCAAACCGGTATTAATCAAAGCACGAAGAACACTGGAGAAAGACACATTTTTAGTTGAATGACCAAAAGCTGTCCAATCACGCTTGAACAACCAATCGCCTACACCAGGCTCATCATCAAGTTTTACAGCAGCAACATCTCTCTGTAGAGCAGAGACACAAAGCGTAAAAGTTTTCAAATCATCTTTCCGAAGACCATAATGGTTTGAAAAAGGATCTTTATTTTTGCTTTCTTTTACAATAACTTTAGACAATTGCTCTTGCATATTTTCAACTTCGTAAACAAGAAAAGTATCAACAATATCTCGAATGCGAAGTGAAGAAGCATGAATTGCAATGAAAGCCAACAAGTAAATTTTAACAAAACGAGAATAGAACAAACCAATAGTATCTTGAAATTCAAGCATGTCCTTAAAACCCCAAGATTGAGCTTTTTCTTGACTGACATGCGAAAGAGAAGTGGTAAGAATAAAATCTCTCAAAATACGACTATCCGTAGGAACAGAACCATGAGTAAACTTCTTACCTTGCATTTCAAGAACCATCATAGAAACTTGATCTTCCAACATTTTCTTATCAGTTTTACTACGATATGTTTTCAATTGTGTCTGTAAAACACTAAAAGCACCATCAACACCATTGAACATAGCACGAAAACGTTTAGGCATAGGAATAGCAACATCATTATTTTCACTACACTCCGCTAAAACTTCGTCTTCCCATTTACCCTCAAAACAAAAACTTTTAAGAGTATCTTGATTTCTATCAAGAGCGCGAGTTGCTCGTGAAAGAGCAAACAAAGAACTAACAGCAACAGTAGAAGTTTTCACATCAGGAGTAGGAATATTAATACCAATGCTTTTAAGTAAAGTGCTAATAACACTAAAAAGAGTGCTAGAAGCGGGCAAAATAGCAACAATCTCAAAAATCTCAGCCAAAAGAGCTAAATTAGTTGTAGAGGCTTCAAAATTAACTTTCTTGAATCTTCGATAACGAAAAACCATAACAACTTTTATTGTTGCTAAAAGCAAAAACAAAGCACAAATCAACCAAAGAACAATTTCCCAATTAAGACCAACCTTAGACTCAATATGCCTAGCACCAAAATCCTTTGCTAAAGTAGCAACAGAATCATGCAAATGCACATATTTTGAACGAATATTAGCCGGTAAATCTTCAATAGTACGAAGAAAATTATCAAACTTACGATCAAGTTTGACATTTGACTCTTTATGCTCATCTGGAGCAGTCACAAAGTCTGTTTCAGTTTCACAATCTTTTCCTTCAAGAACAATTTGACCATGAATCATCTCAGACAATTCCTTCTGATTCGGACTTTCATCAGAAGAGGAAGATTGACCATCACTTCCAAAAACAAATTTAGTCACCGCCTTCTTTCCAGCAGACAAAGCACCAGCAACCAAATTCTTTCCAACTTGTTGTGAAAGGTTATTGATTACACGATCATAATAACCCTTATCACGTTTATTTGAATTTTCACAACATCGCTGAGCAGCCTTCTTCTCAACATTGACCTTTTGTAAATCATCAAATTGTTTTTGTAACAAAGCATATTGCAAAAACATTTGTTTTTGAAAAACTTCACCACGAAGACTACTACATTCATCCAACCGCCTTACACCATCTGAATCACCTTTAAGGGATAATTCAAAACGTATCTCTGCCAAAGCAGTTGGACCTTCAACAACACTATCATCAATTGCAACATCGCTGACAACATCATTTACCACATTTTTATCACTAACAGATTCCATTCACAATAATATTTCAAAATCAATAATAACAAATCAAAAATAAGTGGGTTTGTTGGTCGTTTTCCTTTTTTGATCCAAAAAGACAGATCATGGATAGTTAAACGAGAGTAGACGTATCCAGGTATGAAAGAGCAAAAGTAGAAATATATAGGTGAGCACATCAACAACCACGCAAGAACAGATAACTGCAAAGCCTGACATTGTATTTCATGAAGCTACTAAACAATAGCAAATACGAATGAAAAACCAAATCTTGCGGTTTCCCAGCGATAACCAGGTTTGGCGCCGTGTGAATCAACTCATCACTTCAACGGGTCACAGACAACTAATTGGTTTCATTAGCCCATGACAGAAGTATATGCTCCCTTTCAGAATCAGAACCTACCAAGAGCAAACTGGCATACCACATTCCAGCTACTTAATCTGACCCCATAGTGTACCCCTCCGACAACTACAACATTTCTTGTCACCCGGTATGTTCATTAACAACCTATCGGTTTTGAACGTTAGCCAGTGCTTGACTTTAAAGCTGGAGCTTCTTCTCCATACGGTGAACTAAAATGTATCGTTTAAACGCCAGAGACATAGTATTGGTAACTCGTTACGTGGATAAAATCAACATCGCTTGAGTCCCCTTCCATGTCGCCACCTGCTACCAAACAGGGTTGCAAAACGAAGGCACACTTACCGACAACTAACAACGAAACTTAACTTTTGAACATTACTTAAAAAACAATTCCAAATTGCATACATAGGAAGGAGCGAGGTTACCCTGCTTTGATAATTAACCATCCCGAAAAAATTTAAAGAACTGAAATCCTTTCATGAACCTAAGAACAAATCCGCACAAATGAAATTTAAAAATAAAAAACATTTTATCAGTTGAAGAGGTATAACAAAATTACAAGAAATAGACCAAGTAAAGACATCTATACCTGAAACTAACAACCTAACAATAGAACACGAAATAAGAAAAAGAAATTTCATAACACCTTTCCCAATCATTGAATAGATAACTTAAAACTCGAGGAAATTCGAAAGAGTTAAAAAGCATTTTTTAGCCCTATTCAACTTATCTCTAGCTGAAATGAAATCAAACAAAATTAACAGTGGCCGAAGCAAACTGACAATATTGG